AAAGGTCGTTCTTCTCAGATACTTAATAGAGAATTCTATTTCAATCCAATAGAATCTGTTGGAATGGGAACAAACCGTGGTGTTGGTATAGGAACTACTATTAGTTTCTCCAATCCAGGTGCAGGTATAACAGAACTATTCATACCAACCCAATCAATCTTCATTCCAAATCATCAATTAAAGACTGGTGATCAAGTTACATATCATACTAATGGTGGTGGATCTCCTATTGGAATTGCAACTAACACCAACATGGCTGGGACTATCGGTGTATCTGATGACCCTCTTTCTAATCATAGTCCATTATTTGTAACTGCATTATCTACAGATCTAATTGGTTTATCAACAGTTAGAGTTGGATTGGCTTCTGTTGGAATTACTAGTTTAGGAAATTATGTTGGAATAGCAGAAACTAATAAAAATACTGGATTGATGTTCTTTGTTGGTCTCGGAACTGGTACTTATCATAGTTTCAAACTACATAATAATCCAGATGTTCTTACAGGTAATGTAACTAAAAATGCAGTAACTGTTTCTACTTCAAGTACTCATGGTTTGTATAATTATGATACTGTATATGTTAATGTAAATCCAGGAATTACTACAACTGTTAAAGTTACATATAATAAGCACAATAGAAAATTATTAACTAATCCATTAGAATTTGGTCATACAGGAGTTACTACTTCAACATCTGTTAGTGGTATTCCTGATAGTATTAATATTTCTGATCATAAGTTAACAACAGGACAAAGAGTTGTATACAAATCTTCTGGATCTGTAGGTGGATTAGTAGACGAAAATCAATATTATGTTTATGTTATTGATAAAAATATCATTAAGTTAGCAACTACTAAGTATCAGACCACTAAAGGGATTCCCACCTTTGTGGGTCTTTCTAGTGGTGGTTCTGGTGGTGAAATTTACCCAATTAATCCTCCTCTATCATTCTATAAGAATTCTGCAATAATATTTGATTTATCAGATTCTTCTTTAGGATACACTCAGAACTCTACAGATTATTCTGCATTTAAGTTTGAATTATATCGTGATTCTAATTATGCAGAGCAATATGAAACTAATGGAAAAAATGAGGAATTTGAAGTTAAACAAACTGGTATTGTTGGTGTAACTGCTGATGCTAAGGTAACATTTACTCTTAACGAATCTACTCCACATTTACTTTATTATAGATTAGTTCCATTAAATTTAAAAGATAATCCTGCAGTAAACAAAGAAATTGTTCTTGATGATGAAGTTGATTTAAATAATCAGATTATACTTGAAAGTAGTAGATATAATGGTAAATTTAAGATTATCTCTACTGGTAGTACAACATTCTCTTATGATTTGGGTAGAATTCCAGAAGAATCTACTTATACGGCAAGTGCAGATACATCTAAGATTTCATACGAAACAATTTCTCCATTCGCTTATGGATCTATTGCTAAGATCAATCTAAGTGATGGTGGAAGAGGATATACACAGTTACCAGGAATTTCAACTGTTAAATCTGATCTTGGTTCTGGTTCTGTATTAGAAGCCTCTACTAAGACAATTGGTAAAGCAGTAAAGACAAAAATTCAAAATATTGGATTTGATTATCCTGCTGACTTAACATTAAGACCAGAAGTTAGGTTCCCACAAACTTTGAAGATTGAACCTCTAACTGGATTTAAATCAATTGGAGTTACCTCGTTTGGTAGAGGATATAATAGTGCTCCAAGTCTAATTGTTCTTGATGGTAGAACCAAAAAACAAATAGAAGAAATTGATATTAGATTTTATCCTACAAAGAGAGAAGTTGATATTCTTCAGAATACAAATGATTTATCAGATACAACACCAATAATCATACCAGTAGGTAATCCAAACGGTATTAGGCTTTCTAATATAGTTTATGATGGTGATACTAATGATGTATCAGTAACATTAAAAGATGCTTATAGCACTTTAGATACTTTCCCATTCAGACTTGGAGATAATGTTTTAGTAGAAAATGTTAGTGTTGGTATTGGATCAACTGCTAAAGGATTTAACTCTAACAAATATGGTTATAGTAGATTTAAATTAACTGGAATTGCAACAAATCTTGGTGGTATTGGAACAGTAACTTACAACATAGGTGGAAATCTTGGTGTAGGTGAAACTCCAGGAAGATTTGATAGTACTACTTCTGATGGTACGTTGGTTCCAGAAGGTTTATTCCCACAATTTGATATAAAATTAAAAGCTAATAGGTTTAGACCATCAGATCATGTAACAGATGGATTTGCTGAAGGAACTGTTGGTAATTGGTTATCTGATGTTAAATTATTAACAGTAGAGAGTTCTGATGATTTTGAAGTTGGTAAGATTCTTGTTTCTCCTAATACTGGAGATAAAGGACTTATAAGCGATAGAGAATCATTTGCATCTTCTTATAAATTAGATTATTTCTCAATTGTTGAAAATGGATGGGAATATTTAACAGGAGTTTTGAATAATGAACATCAAAGAATTCATGATAATGATTACTATCAAAATTTCTCATATTCTATTAAATCTAGAGTTCCTTTTGATAGATGGAAAGAAGTTGTTAGTTCAATAAACCATACTTCAGGATTTAAAAAATTTAGTGAACTTCAAATTGAATCTACTCTTGCTCAACCAATTAGTGTAGGATCTACTTCAAAAGTTACTAATCAACTTCAGCTAATTGGAGTTGAGAACTTAAATTGTGAATATAACTTTGATTTAGTTTCAGAAAATTATCTATTAGGATCTGATCAAGCATTTTCAAATGAAATATCATTTAATACTCAAATATTAACTGATTATTCACAATCAGTATCTAACAGAGTTCTTACTATTGATGACTTTAGTAACGAGTTTAATAGTAATCCAAGATCCACCAGATTTTCGGATGTTTCTAGACATAGAGCACTTGATGGTAGACTTCAAAAGTTTGTTACTTATGTAAGAGATAGACTTTATACTGGTGAGAGACAGTTAATGATGGTAACTGTTTATAATGATACTGGTCGTGGTTTCTCAATGATTAACCAATATGGTAGAGTTGAAACTACTGTAGATCTTGGTTCTTTTGATTATGTTCTTGATGGTTCTGATGGTATTCTACGATTCTATCCAACAAAATATGCATATAACAATTATAACGTAGTTACTTGGGCATTTAATATTGATGGGATTGGTATTGGAACAAATACCCTTGCATCTGTTGGTTCAACTACCATAGGGGTATCAACTGGATCTTATACCGAATCATTGGTTAGTGTTGCATCATCTAATGTTTTAATTGCAGGAGGTAGTTCTGGAACTATCGTATCCATAGCAGGAATTGGTGCAACAGATAGAAATAATTGCAGATCTGCAAAAGTATTAGTAAGTATTGAAACTAGTGAAGGTGATGCAGAATTTGATGAACTTAATATAATCCATAATGGTAGTGAAGCATCATATGACACTTATGGACAATTAACAATTCATTCAATAGATGCATATTCTTCTACGGGTGATTTAGGAACTTATAGACCATATGTAGATTCAAATAATGTATTAAAATTAGATTACTATCCTGCTGCTGGAATTGCAACCGCAAGAGTTAGTACACTTACGATTGGTATCTCATCAGAGTCAGCTGTTGGAGTTGGAACTTATGATATGTCATTTGGTTCAATTTTAGTTGAACAAACACAAATTGAAGCAACTGGTGTTCCTGAACAGGTTGGTGTAGCAACATTTACTGATCATTATGATGCTGCTTATTGTATAGTTCAGGTATCTGATTTAACAAATCAATATTATGAATTTAAAGAAGTATTGGTGGTTGATGATTGGGATGGAAGTCTTCCTGAAGAAATTTACTTTACTGAGTATGGTAATGTTGTTTCTGATGGTGGCCCTGTTAGTGGACTAGGTACTATTGGTGCTAGAAGAACAGGTGTAGGTCAAAGTCTTACTGAAATAACATTTACTCCAAATTCTGGTATTGACATAGAAGTTAAAACCTTTATGAATGCGATGAGAATTGAGGAGAATACCTCATTAATTCCTAGCACTAGAGCACTTGGTGGAGAAGAAACATTAGATCTTGAACAGGCTTCTATCACCAGTATGGAAGGTTTCTATGAAGGAACTGAGAATGCAGTTAAGAAGGCATTTGATCTAACGCATAAAGAAGATCCAATATTTAAGAGAGAATTTGATGGAGAAAGTAGTTCAATTGTTGCAATTAATGGTACTGAGTCTTCAATTAGTATTCCAAATCATTTCTTTGTAACTGGACAAGAACTTACATACAAACCATTAACTGGAGTCGGAACTAACTCAATTGGTATAGGTACAACAAATGTATCTGGTATTGGTAATACTAGTGTCTTACCTCCAACTGTTTTTGCTATTAAATTAAGTGAAGATAAAATAAATCTTGCAAAATCTGCAGAAAATGCACTAAAGAGAATTCCTGTTCCTTTTGAATTCCTCTCTGTTGGTATCACTACTCAACATTACTTCATTGCTAAGAATCAAAATACAAAAGTTCTTGTATCAATTGATAATGCAATTCAATCACCAATTGCAGGAACTGCAGTAACTACAACATTAGCAAAAGATCTTCTTGTAACTGAAGATGTTGCTAGGTTTAGTGGAATAACCTCAATCTTTGGTGCAGATTATGTGCAGATTGATGATGAGATAATGAAGGTTCTTTCTGTTGGTGTTGGAAGCACAAATGTATTCAAAGTTCAACGTAATTGGTTAGGAACTACTTTAGCAGAACATACTGCAGGAGCAACAGTAACTAAGATTAGAGGTAATTATAATATTGTTGAAAATACAATTAACTTTATTGAGGCACCATATGGTAAGAATCCAATTTCTACTTCTACGGCAGCTCCTGAATATCGAGATTGGACAGGTATTACTACATCATCAAGTTTTAATGGAAGAGTCTTTACTCGTTCTGGTGCAATAAATGGAACAACTGAAACATATACAGAAAACTATCTTTATGATGATATATCTCAACAGTTTACTGGAAAAGATAAAACTTTCTCATTAACTGCAAATAATTCCAATGTTTCTGGAATGAATACCATTAATGGTATCTTTATGATTAATGGAGTATTCCAGCAACCAGGAGCAAATGCAAACTATGAGATAGTTGAAGAAAGTGCTGGTGTATCAAGTGTTAGATTTACTGGTACTGCAAGTTCTGTTTCTTATGATCCAAATAATGCAAATATTCCTGTTGGTGGAGTAATTGTTTCTGTTGCATCAAGTCATGGATTTAATTATCAACCACTTGTATCTGCAGGAGGAACTGCTGTTGTATCATTAGCAGGAACTGTTAGAACAGTTGCTATTGGTAATAGTGGATCTGGTTATAGATCTGGTATTCAAACTGTTACTGTAGGATTGCAAACAGAAAGTCTTGGAGCAGCTGGTATTACAAGTATCGGTCTTGCTACTGTTGTTGCTGGTTTTGTTACTAGTATCAACATTACTAATCCACAAGTATTCTATAAACCAAGAGATATAAGAAATGTTGGATATAGTTCTATCACTGGTTTAACTACTGTTACTACAGCAACTGCTCATGGATTATCAAGAGGTGAAGAAGTTGTATTATCTGGTATTGGATTTACTTGTAATTATGCTCCTGCTGTAGGTATTCAAAGTGCAGTTTATACTAATACCACTGGTATTATGACTGTAACAACTTCTGCTGCTCATGGATTATCAATTACTGGTAAGAGTAGTCAAGTTGTATTGACAGGTCTTGCTATGACTTGTGGGTTGGGTGCAACTGTTAATCACATTTATCCAAGAAATAGAGATTCAATATTTAATACTTCAGTCGGAATTGTAAGTGATGGTAAAGCATATACAGTAACTGATGCTGATTATACCCCAACAACTGGTATTACCACAATCACAATTGCAGGTCATGGATTCTCTAATGGAGATAAGATTAAACTTGCTGATAATTCATTAACATTCACATGTGATAAAGATCAACACACAACTGATCACCCATATCCAAGATCATATGATCCTATTCATGGCCAATGGTTAGGTATTACTAGTGTAACTACTAATACTTTTGTAATCAATGTTTTAGGTATTACAACATTACCAACAACATCTTCTACAAACACAGGTATCCATACATTTAAATCTGCAACAACTAATGGATTAACTTACAATGATGGAACCATTACTGTAAATGTAACAGCTGGTAAAAAAGGAGATCAATATACACATAGATTTGTAGGTGCTGCAACAAGTGCAGTAATCACTGGTGGTTCTTATCCTCATGCATTTAGATATGCGGTAGAGAATGGTGTTGCTACTGGTTTTGGAACTCAGTTTACTCCAACAAACGCCACATATAGTGCTACTACTGGTAATTTGGTTCTTACAATTCCTGCACATGGACTAGGAACTAATGATACTGTAGGAATTTCTACTGGATCTATTGTATTTGCTTGTGAGATGGATGACTATGGTAGCGACCATCCATATCCTCGTGCAAGTGACCCAGTAGCTGGTATTAATACTGCTATTACTGCTGCTACAACAGACACTATTACGGTTAAGGTTGGAACTAGTACTGAAGTGTTCTTTAACGTCTCTGATGCCCAATATGATGAGACTGATGGACTTCTTAAGTTAACTATTGGACAAACACATGTACTAACGATTGAGAAGAGTATTAAGATTGCTAAAGAATCTTTAAGATTTACATGTTCTAAAGATAGTTACGCAACACAGCATAGGTATCCTAGAGAGGGAGATCCATATTATACAGGTGTTTCTGTTGCTGGTGTAGCAAGTGCTACACAGTTTACTGTTAATATAGGTATATCAACTGTCCCAACTCAATATGTAAGTGGTGGAACTGCTCAACCTACAATCATCGCACCTAGATCAAGTAATAATTCATTAAGTAAGCAAGATGCTGCTTTTGATGGAGCTACAGTTCTTAGGGTCTTGAATGATACTGCATTTGAAGTTAACAGTGGAGTATCAACAAGAAATCATAGATATTCTAGAGGTGGTAGAGTTGATAAATTATCAAGGATTGTTATTGATGATCCTTTATCATATGAAGATATTTTATTAGAATATAGTGATACTTCTCCTTCACAGGGTGGTAATCAAGCAAGAGGTTCTATTGTTGTTGGCCAAGGTTCTAGTGTAGTTGATTTTGAATTAACAAATACTGGATATGGTTATGGTGTAGGTCATGTTCTAACAGTTCCGACTGGAGGAACAACTGGTATACCAACTAATGCAAATTATAACATTACTAATGATGAATTTACACTAACTGTAGAAGAAATTGATAATGATGTATTTACTGCATGGTCAGTTGGACAATTAGAAGTTCTTGATGATTTTTCCAATTTATTTGACGGAGTTAGAAAGACATTCCCAATTTCTAAAGATGGTAATTCATTATCAATTCAAGCAAAACCAGGTGCTTTGGTAAATGTTAGAGATTGTCTTCTTATATTCATTAATGATATTTTACAGGTTCCTGGTGCTGCATACTTCTTTGGAGGTGGAAGTAATATAACATTTGAAGAAGCACCTAAAGGATCTAATTCAGATGGTTCATATGCTGGAGATCAATTCAAATTCCTCTTCTATAAAGGAACTGGTGGTGTAGACGTTGTAGACGTTGATGTTATTGATACTGTGAAGAAAGGTGATAATCTTACAATTAAATCAGACAGAAGACTAAAACAAAATCCATTTGATATTGACCAAGATAAATTCTTGAATCAAGATCATAGAACAGTTACTGATATAATTTCATCAGGAACTGTTAATACTCATCCATACTATGGACCAGGTTTAACTGATAATAGCAGAATGCTACGTCCAGTTGTATGGTGTAGGCAAACTGAAGATAAATTTATTAGTGGTAAGAGAATTGCTAAAGATCGTGAGTTCTATGAACCAATTATTCATCCAACAGCATATTTAACTCAACCTGTTGGTGTCGGTTCTACTATTGTATATGTTGATAATGCAAGACCATTCTTTAATCCTAAGAACGAAAACTCTGTTAATGTAGAATTTCAAAAAGAAATTACTCTTAAATCAGAGATTGTAAGATCTGGTGCAGCTGCAACAGCAATTATTAATGATGATACATCTCAAGTAACTTCTATTGCAATATCTGATGGTGGATCTGGTTATTTAACTACACCTACGGTTACCGTTGAAAGTCCTATTGGTTTGGGAGCAACATTAAGTGCTACTGCTACAGCATCTATTACTGCTGGCGTAGTAACATCCATAACAGTATCATATGGTGGTACTTCTGAATATAATGATTATTCTGTGGGAGCTGGATATACATCAGCAAATCCACCACTTGTTTTGATTAGTCCTCCAACTACATCCACTGTAATTGAGAATAATACTGTTTCTAATTACTATGGTGATCAAGGTGTTATTGTTGGATTTGGAACAACTACCACTGGTGGAAATAATCAAGCAGTCTTCCAGTTGTTTATTCCTCTAGATTCTCCTCTTAGAGATAATGATATAACAAATCCAGGACTTGGAAATTCTGCTCTTAGTGGCATTCAGACGGGTGATTACTTTGTAGTTAGAAATTCATCTGTTGGAATAGGATCAACAACATTTGCAACTGCAAGACAAGATGGTTCCGAGATTGGATTTACAACTCACTTTATTAATTCCACTGGTGTTAGCACGGTTGGTGATTATGTTGGTAATAACATTGATTGTGTTTACCAAGTTACTGATTATCATGATACAGCAAGATATGTAACTGGTCATGGTTATGCCTCTGGTATATCAACATACGTCAGAGAAGTGTATGCAAATATTGCTGGAATTGGAACTATAAAATTAGATTCATCAACTATAACTTGCGATTCATCAGCATATAAGTTTGATAGTAGTGGTGGTGAAACTTTTGCTGGTGGAATTGTAACCAATTATTCTGGTTTCTCAACTCCAACAGGTCAAATTGGTCCTGATTATTTCTTTGGTGAATTTAGCTGGGGTAAAATGGTTCTTGTTGATAGAGCATCTGCTACAAATTCATTCGATTCTTATAATAATAAGGGTGTTGTTGGAATTACCACAGGTGATAATGTTATTAGAACTCCAAAATTGAAGTTTAAAAACTATTCTACATAATATACCGTCTAAATATCTTTATAACTAAGACACTATAATGGCAAAGTTAGGCATAAACACGGGATCCAATGCGGATGATGGGACAGGCGATAGTCTGAGAGTTGGTGCTGGAAAAATAAATTCAAATTTTAACGAAGTTTATAGTTTGTTGACTGGTGCAGGAAATAATGGATCTACTCTTCTTTCTGGTATAGTAACATCAATAACTGCAGGAACAAATATATCATTAACAGGTGGACCAACAGGAGCTATTCAAATAGCATCTAGTGCTGTAGCAGGATCTGGAAAATTTGTAACAAACTCAACAGGTATTCATACATTAGGTAGTGTAGGTATTGGAACAACGACTGCTGAAAATAATGGTCTTAGTGTTTTAGGTAATGTAAAAGTTGGAAAAGGAGTTACTACTCTTAATTTAAATGTTTCTGGTGTAAGTACATTTTCTGGTGGAGATATTAATATTAGTGGTGATAATTATACATTAATGTGGGATGCGTCTGTAGATACGTTAGAGTTTGGAGATAATGCAAAAATTGCTTTCGGAGCTGGCTCAGACTTAACCTTGTATCATGACGGAAGCAATTCATATGTAAAAGACCAAGCAGCTGGAAATTTATACTTAGACTCAAACGGAACTGCTGTTGTTATTAGTAAGGCAGGTGCTGCTGAAAGTATGGCAGACTTCCAAACAGATGGGCCAGTTCGTCTATTCTATAATAATGCACGTAAATTTGAAACCATTAGTACGGGAGCTACAGTGGTTGGTGATTTACATGTTGGTGGGGATTTATTTGTCCTTGATGATATA